TGGAGGAATTTAAAACGTGAAGATTTGATGCTACACTTAAATGAGGTGGACGATCATTATCAGAATTATAAGGAAGAAGTTTATAAGTTTATTGAGTCGGATGACTGCCCTAGTCATTACGAATACTTACTTAACAATGTATACGGTGGTGTAGATGATGTTCAATTTTCTTAGGAGAAAGAAACCTTGGATCAGGTTCTATTCACTAGAACCAGGTATAGCAGAATGCTATCCTCTTATACCTACATCTAAGGTAAAGAGAAATTGGTTAAGCAAAGAACAGAAAGGAAAGAAATGCCCTTTCCAAGGTACACAAAACAGTTCTAATTGTCCTGGTATCAAACAGATAGCAAGGATGGGATGGGTTGTAGTTGCACCTATGGATTTCTATATTATGACAAATGGAGATGGTATATCATTTCAATATGAGATACCTAATCAGTTTCAGAGACACAGTAATTACATCTCAGATCACACACCTGAGCAGGTCATTCCTCTTATAGATAGACCAGATACCACACTCGCTCATATAATTAAGTTAGAATTGCCTTGGCGAGTTAGGGCATCCGATGACATCGTATTCTTGCAACAACCTGTCTATTGGAATAATGAACCACGATTCGAAGCAGTCGCTGGTATCTTCGATCCAAGATTTGCATTGCAAGTTAACGTACAATTAAAATGGTATGAGTTAAATAGTGGTGAAGAAGGAACTCTTGTGAAAGCAGGTACACCTCTCGCTCAATACATACCAATGCCACGTCAGGTTCTTGAATCATCTTGGTATGATCTCACACAGGAACCTGCTGAGACAAAGGACTGGGATCTGGAAGCAGCATTTAATTATTCAATTAAATCTGAATATATGATTCACGATACAGTACAAGGTAGAATAGCACGAGCAATGAAAACTATTAACTTTCATAAGGATGGTAAAAAACGATGACTATTGATGATTTGATTCAGAACTTTTATGTTCAAAAAGAAGCAACTCAGAAGAAAATTGAGGAACTCGATGAGACGTTCAGTAATAAGAAACTGAACCCTTATGGTGTAACAACTATTGAGTTCCAAGAGAGATCTGACGCATATAGTCAGAAATCAAGATTAGAGGGTGCTATCGATGCACTGTATATCGTAAAGAAAGAAATCTTTAACGATGACGGTGAAGTAGAAATCCCAGACCTAGCAAAAATGGCAGAGGAGGAAGAGATCGAGACAATCGGTCAGAAATCTGAAATGCCAGATACATTCCCAAATTAAACAAATGAACACATACCACATATACCTTAAAGATCGTTGTCTATTCAAAGACTTGGATGAAGATGAGTTTAGAGTAATATGGGGTCGGTTATACCACTCCTATTGGGATGATATAACATTTTCAGTTGTAAAAGACACAGAAGATCAACTTGATCTTGAACACTCTTATTAATTATGCCAGTATACAGAGACTATGAGATTAGACTCAATCTCAATGAACTAATTGAATCCAGGATTCCAACCTGTGATCTATTACACCCAGACCACTGTTTAACAGAATCTCAAGTGGCAGATATTGCACACGATATTAATATGGATCTGGATTTGCATCCGATCTTTCATCAAATTGATGACCATATTATGAGATATGTGAAAGCAGCAGGAATCGATAACAAAGACCACTGGGTTGAAAAAAAATTACCTGATTTAAACCAATGAAAGGAACATCTAAATTAAAAGAAGCAACAATGGGACAACATAAAGCAGCAGAGGAGCAACCCTTTGTTGGTATGATGTTCGGGGGACAGTTGACAGAACAATCATATGCAATCTATTTGCATAATCAAATCATACAATACGCAGCACTAGAGAGTGCAGCATATGAACAAGGTATGTTAGAAGAACTACCTGACATTGCTAGAGTACCTGGTATGAGAAAGGATTTCGATGAATTATATGATGGTAAGACTGAACTACCAGTTCTATCTACCACTAAAAGATTTGTAGAATATATTGAAGGTTTAGATAAGGATGACTTCCTATATACTCATAAGTTAATGGCACATCTATACACCAGACATATGGGAGACCTGATGGGTGGACAGATGCTTGCAAAGAAAGTACCAGGATCTTCAGCAATGTATGAGTTCGCTGACCCTGATGCTCTTAAAGCAGCAATTCGTGCTAGACTCGATGACTCAATGACTCCAGAGGTCAAGTTTGCTTACGAGATAGCAACCAGAACTTTTGTTGAAATGTTACCTTACGCTAATGTCAAGACCACCTAAACTAAATTACAATACACATCCCCCAACTATACGAAATCTACCTCGTGAGTTGAGGGATAAAGTGGTTAAAAAAACTCAGCAAACAATTAAAAATTTAAAAGCATTAATGGACAATCTATTTGTATGAAACCTGTGAATTATATTCCAAATTTTGTTTGGAAATTAAATTACAACTTTGAATATGAAGGTGGTGTTTTACAGTATGATGTAGGATGCTTGTTCGATGAAATTGCAAAGAAAGATATAATTAGAAATAGTATGTTGGAAGACGGTGATGCTTTTTCAACAGCAATCGCATCACGTTCACCCATAGCACCACACAACTGGGAATGTTTACAAAAATTCTTCAATGTAATATATCCAAAGTTAAAAGTTATATGGGATGATTGGGAATATTTTGATATGGGATTCAGACCTGTACAGAGTTGGGTCAACCTACACAAGAAAGGAGGACGGACACTAGAACACTCCCATAGTCCTTGCCCGATGGTTCTATCGTGTTATCTTAAAGCACCCGAAGGTTCGGGTGATTTCTTAGTTAGAGACCCCTTAGAGAGTCATAGAAGTGGGTATCCACAAGAGAGTCAAGAAACTATATGGAGGTTGATAGAAGTTAAAACAAATGATATACTGGTATTTCCAGGTTGGTTACAACATAAAACCCAACCAAATGCGACCGATGAAGATCGGGTAGTTCTGACGTTTAATTATGAAGGTTTTTAAGAACATTATACCTAAACCTTATCAGGATAGAATTGAAACTATTATGTCTGATGTATCCTTTAAATGGGGATTACTATCTGATGTAACATATGGTTCTGATTCAGCAATGAGAAATAAGTTTCCAAATGCTCAAGGTAGTGTTGGATTTGCTCATCTATTTGCAGATAGAGCATCACAAACACAATCAGATAACCTAGATTTTATTCTACCATTACTCTTACATTTCACAGAGACAAATGATTTTGATCTGATTAGAATTAAGGGTGGATTACTACTACCAACTACACCTTATCGCTTAGGTTCTCATAATATGCCACACGTTGATTATGAAGAACAAGGTATAACTACAGCACTATATTATGTGAATGATTCAGACGGAGATACCGTCTTTTTCGATGATACATATAATATAGTACAGAGGATTAAACCAGAGAAAGGTAAGGTCGTCATCTTTGATAATCTAATTTATCACGCATCTACCTGCCCACAGTACTCTAAAACTAGGATGGTTATTAACTTTAATTATGCACTACACTAGCGAAGAAACTATACCAACTGTGGTGGTTGATAACTTCTTTGAGACACCTAGTTTGGTTGCTCAATATGCACGTCAACAACAGTATTTTAAATGTACTGAACATCCCGCAGGTGGTACCTGGCCAGGTAAAAGGACACCATTACTTGATAAATTAGATCCAATACTACATCAAAAAATATGTAGTAAACTGATAAGGTATTTACCACATCATATGGGTTTTGAAATTGCAGATATGACATTTCATATCTCAACTGAAGAAACAGGAGACGGATGGATTCACACCGACCCACCACATTTAGGAATCGGGGTTGTTATCTATTTGAATGATGGTATCAGAAAAAATACAGGAACAGCATTATATGATGTTCCACCAGGTTACTCAGGACAAATGTATGAAACAGAATTCAAATCACAAATGTCAGCAGAAAGTCAGGAAGAAAGGGATTCTTTCGCTGACGTACAGCAAAAATGCAACGAGGATTTTAGGGTGTCTATAAATGTAGAAGAGAGATACAATCGTTGCATCATCTTTGATGGTAGGAAGTATCACGGAGCAGTTGGTTTGTATGGTGACAACCCAGAAAATGCTCGTCTCACCCTAGTAGCATTTCTAAGAGGTGTATTAAAATGAAAGTTGTAATCCACGATCCAGTAGAGGTATTGGCAGAGAACAAATTATATGTTGTTCGAAATGCAGTATCTAACGAGACTTGTGAACATCTTGCTAAAGAGTATCTTATGATTAAAGATATTGTTGAAGCAACATCACAAGGACCTACAAGCGACCCTATAATGCCTGGTGCATTTGCAATGTATTCGCCAGTATGTTTTGAAGCAATGGGACAATCAATTCAACCTATTGTAGAGGATGTATTGGGTGTACAATTACATCAAACATTTAGTTACGCTAGAGTATATGTTAAAGGAACTAATTTAGTCAGACATCGAGATAGGACAAGCGGTGAGTGGGTTGCAAATGTGTGTATCACCAGAGACGATGTTGATTGGAAGTTTTATATCGAACTGGAAGGAAAGTCACATCAAATATTATTAAATCAGGGAGATATGATTATATTCAGAGGACATAAAGATTTCCATTGGAGACCAAAATACACAGGTGAATTACAAATTCAAGCATTTGTATCTTATGTTGATCAAAATGGAATATATGCTGATAACAAATATGATGGAAGACCGATGTTAGCAGCACCTTGGGAGACAGCAAGTGATAAGATTAAACAAGAACAATCAATGATTAACTCATCCCCTTATTATACTTAATTATGGACGAAAACATTCTTAGCGATAAACTACCAGAGGTCAAGATCCCTACCTATGGTTTGTTTCCTACACCTATTTCTGTTTACACAGCATACAATCATAAACAGTTGAAAGAAGAAATTACAACGTTTATTAGTATGATGAATCCTGATGATGTTAAACAATCCCCACGATCAGATATTAACTTAAATGTTATGCAATTAGGGGAAGATAATATACTGGACAAACCAGAACTATCTAACGTTAAAGCAGAGATATTACAGGCAGTTGATAAGGCAAACGAACAATCATATGCATATACTTTAAGCGACCCAATTAATATAACTGATAGTGTTATTGAACTAGGAAATAAGGATGCAATATATCTACCACACGAACAATCTAATTGTTTATATAGTGGATGCTATTTTGTAAACTATGATGAAATTAAACATTCACCACTTAAGTTTAGGAGAGCAATAGCGTCACCACATTATCCTATTATTCAGTATCCTAACAACGCACTCACTCCCTTTAATTGTTTAGATCAAAACGTACCATATAAGGAAGGAGATATTGTTATTTTTCCTAGTAACTTATCGAGAGGTTATGAAGCGAATACCGATGGTAATCGTATAACTATATCATTTAACGTATCGATATGAAAATCAATAATATTATTACAAGAGATAATCCATTTTACGTCAAGTCGCCTGACTTTATTATTATGGATAATGTTATTTCGGAAGCATATCAAGACTGGTTAATTGACTGTATCAAGAATGAGGATTTGATGTGGCATCGTAAAGACCACGCAATTACAGAAATGCTACCTGATGACCCTCGCAATGGGTTTTGTAATTTCCATTATTTGTATGAGATTGACAAAGGTGGAGAGTTATCACAGTTATGTAATGCTTTTATGCCTTTGGCACTTGAGTTTAGGACTAAACTTAAATGTGAGTGCCTATTGAGGATGAGAGTTAATTGTGTTCCTAGTTATCCTACTCAACAGATACAGTTACCACACGTTGACAGTTACGTTAAAGGTGCTTGGAATGTGATATACTATATTGACAATAGTAATGGCGATACTGTCATCTATAACGAGAGGACTCAAGACCCTAATCGTTATATGGAAATGGCAAAAGCAGATAAGTTTACAGAAATGACTCGTATCACTCCTAAGAAGGGGAGAGCAGTAGCATTTAAAGGAGACTTATTCCACGCATCTACGCTACCTATTAAAACTTGGAGACCAGTTTTAAACATTAACTTAAGCGAACAAGTACCAGTTAATCCACAAACAGCATACAATCCAAATGACATATAAAATTAGAGACGGTCACGATTGGACATTATGGAGATCGCCAGCAGTAGAAAATGAGTCAACAGAAATGATCGCTCAGATAGGTAGATCATTCAGACTATTTAAAAAGACCTTTAGTGGTCTTGACTCATCACTAAAGAATGATGGTTTAACTCTTGGAGCATTGCCTGATATATTTAATGTACAAGATCAACATAAAGAAGATTTAGAGCATCTTAATACAGAGACAGATTTTAGTGGATATAGATTCTATAATCTATTTGCATTAACATCGCCTAGTCCATTATTCTGGTTATTGTTTAAGGATATACAGACAGTAGTAAGGACAACACTACAAACGGATGAACCACTATGGATGCAATGTTGGTTTAATTACCACGAACCACATCAAGTATTGAAGTGGCACGATCATCACTTCCCATACCACGGATATGTAAGCATTGACCCAAAAGATAGTACAACATTATTTAAAGAAGGAGATATAAAATATGAGATAAAGAATGAGATAGGAAATATATATTTTGGTAAGGGATGGGATAGAATGCATATGGTGAGAGTGGATTCACCCTATGAAGGTAAACGCATCACGTTAGGGTTCGATATAATATGTCAACCTGATGTACCTGACGATCAGTTCTCTATTATTCCACTACTTTGACCACTCCCATACTCCTATCCAATTCAGTTCTCATAGAAATGAAGAAAATCCTACAATCCCTTAAAGTTGGTACTAAGATACGTTTTGATGGGGATGAGGGGTATATCTTTGGTATGCACGATGAGTATCTGGTTATGTGTGTAAGAGAAATTGAAGATAAAGGTTCAAGGTATGGTAAAAGATACGTTAATGTGCTAATATATCCTAGTGACTGGGAAGATATAGAAATCGAACCCGATCAGTATCCTACAGACCATAGGAACTATCAAGGTAAGACGGACGATCATCCTGGAAATGATATGTTACCACCTATTGAAAAACGATGAACTTAAAGAACACCTTTGTAAACTTGCAAGTGTCAAGGAATGAAGCGGAAGCAATTCTAACAGCACTAAACTATTTGCATTTGGATATGCAGAAGAAAAGCGAAGACATTCACGAGATCAAGTATGCTGACATATACAACTATATTAGAGAAGAGACGGACAAAGTAAATAATGCAATCAAGAAGGCAAAAGCAAAGCAACCAGTTGGAGAGTGGTAATGCCATTAAGGAAACTAGCAAAAGTCAGACCTATTAGTGATAGGGCAAAACTTCAGTTTGTTGAGAATATGAACAACAACGCTATGGCATATGTTGAGGACAAACGGAGCGATGGTAGGGTATTTCTATCATCGCAACATAATCCACAGTTCTGGTTCTGGTCAGATGGTACTGATGACCCACATTGGAGATATGAGGAAGTATGACGGAAGGAAAAGGAGGAGACTCCCTAAAACTAGAGGTCACAGAGGATGGCAAAGTTACGTTACAATGGGATAAGAATGACCCACATTGGTCTTTTTTAGGTCAACTATCTGACGATCAGATAAATGAATTCATACAATCAGCACTAGAAGATGACAAACTTAGATCAGAAAATTGAAAATGCTCGCAAGAGAATTTCAGAGTTGGAATTACTTATTGTAGAGTGGCAAAAACAAAACAACACTTATGAAAGAACAGAAATTCACAGCACCACACGAGTTGGTAAGGATTTGGACGCACTCGACTCTTATCTTAATGATAATCAAGTTGGAGATAAACAGAATAGAGAGAACCCATTAGACTCAATGCCTATTGCCACTTAGAATACTGTCACACACAGGGGTGATAATGGTTCACCCATACTTTATAATGAATTTATTGATACAAATTTGATGGTTACATTACGTCCGCACCAGAATCGTGCTATTGAAGCGATGCACGAGAATACTAAAGGTCAAGTTATAGTGCCTACTGGTGGTGGTAAGACTATGATTATGATTCATCACGCATTGCAGAAGTTTGCGAAGAATGAGAAGTTTGCACATACAGCAATTATCGTAGCACCTCGTATTTTATTAGCACAGCAATTATGTAATGAGTGGAAGCACTTCCACGATGACGTTGACGTTATGCACGTCCATAGTGGTGGTAGTTCATACTTCAATACAACTGATATTGATAAACTCAACAAATACTATCATAAGTCAACTAAAAATATGCTTATATTCACGACTTATCATAGTTTGCACAAATTGGTTGCTAGTGAAGTAGAAGTTGATGTAATATATTATGATGAAGCACACAATAGTGTTGCTAAGAACTTTTTCCCTAGTGTTCAGCACTACTCTAATCAGTATGGTGTCAATTCCTACTATTTTACTGCTACTCCTAAGTTTGTGGGTGCTATTAATCCTAATAAAGGTAAGTATGGAATGAATATTCCTAGTGTGTATGGTAAAACTATTTGTAATGTTCCTGCACCAGAATTAGTTGAAGGTGGTTCTATTGTTAAACCTACTATCGTACCATTTGAGTTAGATATTGATAGGACTAGACACAATAGACACATCCACGATGCAATGGCAACTGTTAAGTGTTTGCAAGAGATTACAGACCCTAATGCTAAGGTTGTATGCTCAGTTGGTAGTTCTAAAGTATTGTCAGCAATGCTATCCAGTACTTCACTACTAGAGGATTTGAAGGAACTAGGATATGATGTTATGCACGTTACATCTAAGTTTGGTGCATTTGTTAATGATAAGAAGGTCAACAGACACACATTCATAGAGACACTAAACAAGTGGGGTAAAGAGGATAGAAGGTTTATTGTTTTTCATTATTCTATATTATCTGAAGGTATTAGTGTTAGTGGATTAACTCATAGTATTATGTTGAGACAGTTAAGCATCATCGAAATGGCACAGACTATTGGTAGAGTCATCCGTATGAACCCAGAGGACAGAAAAGATATTGCAACTGGTAAACTCAAGAGTGGACAGTTACAGTTCTATCGTAAGTCAACTGGTTATGTATGTACACCAGTTAAATCACTAAATACTTTGAGAAGACTAGAGAGAGTTGTGGATGACATTTTTGTTAAAGGCATCCCACCGCTTCCTCTATCATATAAATAAACCATAGGAAAGAATTTATTAAGGACTAAAATGGCAACTACAAATGCAAATAATTGGGCAGATTTGCTTGTCGCTGAACTAGGAAGTAAAGCGAAAGCATATAGACTTGCTCAAGTCAATGCTAGACTAACATCACAAAGTTATGGTGGAAGTGATGATAGACTTTCAGCGAAGAAAACTAAGATCGAAGCGGATGACGCTAGTGTCACTTGGGTATTCACTAAAGAAGATGTTGCATCAAGTGATGATCTAGTCATCAAAGCAAAAGCACCTAGCGATAGAGGTGGACATACTAGGGTGTGGGGATATGTAGAAGGTACAAGTGGAAGTAATGAAGGTTCAGTAAGGAAACTATTAACTGACCCATATGTGGCAACTAATAGTATTAATGACGCAAATAGAGCAACATTCTTTGGAAAAATATCACATTTGGATGGTAAACAGTTCTAACTTACATCATTAATATGAATGAAATACTTGATCTCTTTCCTACGAGACTACATATAAATCAACACGCAAACGATAGTATTACAGAGGAAATCTGTAGTTTAGTGGAATATATTCAGAATGAATATGTTCCTACGATTCACTATAATAGTGAACAGAATAATAATATAAACTTATTTGAGACACATAAAGATAAGTTAGTTCACTTCTTAGAGTGGCACAGATCAGTAGTAAATGAATATGTTAGTCACGATAAGTGGGAATATTCAGAAAGTTGGTTAAACATATATCCTACTGGTGGTTCTCAACCAGTACATAACCACGTTGCTAACGATTGCCAAATATCAGGATGCTACTACCATAATACTACTGAAGAAATGGGAGATTTAACTTTTCATCATCCTAACCCATATTCTGATATTGACCTATGGGGATGTGGAGACAAAACGATGTGGGTTAAGACTTATCCCAGTACGACTATTTTATTTCCCAGTTGGTTAAATCATAACACAGATAATAATGCTGATGAGCAAAGTAAGATCAGTATAGGATTTAATATTCAAGTTGGTAGAATACAAACTGGTATTAGTGGCACTTGGTTAGGTAAGGATACTGTTATACACGATAGAGGTTATAAAACGTTAGATGGTAGAGTCTATGAATCCAGTTGAATAACTGTCACATAGATTTGACCATACCATAGCATAACCTTTATAATAGTATTAACAAGCAAATTAATTTATGTCAAACACAGTTCTCGAACTAACAGAAAAACTAACTGACTCACTAGAGCAGAACTATAAGAATTATACTATAAGATCATTTACTCGCAATGTTGAGAGAAATGATGAACTAATGTCAGACTACTCTAAAGAGAGACTTGCAGAAATTGACAACGGAACAGCGAAACTAATGAAATTCCGTATTCAAGAAGGTAAGAAGTATTACAAGATCATTCAATGTGAGTGGGATGACTATAAAGGAAGAAATGAGTATCGTGATGGCGGTGTTCACGCATTTGTTGACAAGTTTAGTGCTGATGTTTACAAACCTGCATCTTGGAAAAGTCCTGCAAAGCACGTTAGATTTAACTTGAGGAATGAGGTTCATCAAGCGAATCTATTCAACCCACTCTACACAGATTGGGCAGGTGGTTATCTCTATATGAGGTAATCACTATGTTATTCCACGTTACAGACATCGATCTCTATCTAAGTGAAGTTGGCGATGGCATCCCAGAATTTCAATTATCTCGTCAAGAGGAATATGTTTTAAATCGAAGATGCCTAGGTAGATGGAAAGCAAAAAATGAGGATGACTTGAGAAATCAAATAGAAGATTTTATTGGTTATCCTATTGAAACAATTAAGTATCAGGTAAAAAAATGATTTTAGCATTAACAATCTTGACCATTCTATTAATATGCTCTATAATAGTTGTATATTATTATAATCCGCACAATTAATGAATTATGTAGGTCTTGAGGTAGTTTTTTGGACAACACTTGTTATGTACATCCTTATTAGGTTAGGTGTATTTAAAAAATGAAAGATACTATTTTATATGGGGATTGCAGAAACACATTAAAGACAATAACAGAAAAGTGTCAAGTGTGTGTTACATCCCCACCTTATTATGGTTTAAGGAACTATGGTAACGAGGATGACCAGATCGGTATGGAACAGACTCCCGAAGAATATATTCAGCAATTAGTTGAAGTATTTCGAAGTGTTCGGGATGTTCTAAGCGATGATGGAACATTGTGGGTTAACATAGGAGACACATATTATAATTATCGTAGTGATGGGAATTATCCTAAGCAAAGTGTAAGTAAAACTAATCAAGATTTACCTAGTTTCACACCAGTACGAGGAAATAAGTTTAAAAATTTAAAATCTAAAGATTTAATTGGCATCCCTTGGATGTTAGCATTCGCATTACGTCAAGATGGATGGTATTTACGTCAGGACATAATTTGGAATAAACCTAACCCTATGCCAGAATCAGTAAGAGATAGATGCACTAAATCTCACGAGTACATTTTTCTTTTATCGAAGAGTAAGAAGTATTACTATGATAATGAATCAATAAAAGAGAAAGCGAAGGGAGAACGATGGGGTAAAAATACTCCTATTAATATGGAGAATACAAAAGATACTGATAACCAGTTTAGTGGACTCACTAGACCTCGTAAGATGGTTTATGAGAAGAAAAACAAGAGATCAGTATGGACAGTTACCAGTAAACCATTTAAAGGTAGTCACTTTGCAACTTTCCCACCCGAACTAATCACTCCCTGTATTTTGGCAGGATCTCGTGAGAATGATATAATCCTAGACCCATTTATGGGTAGTGGAACAACAGCGATGGTTGCTAAGGAATTGGGTAGGCATTACATAGGATGTGAATTGCACGAGGACTATGGTAACCTTATACAACAAAGACTAGGATTGATGGCATTCTCGTGACAGTTGTATTAGTGTCACATACTTTCCCCATTATCAAATAAAATACAGTATATTATAAATGTTCAGTTAATTACATTTTCACTCCCCCTTATTAAGTCATTAGATGACTAAGCAGATTTAACTAGCATAGTTAAAACGATAAGGTTTTTAATTATGAGAGTACGACTTGTATTAACTGAACCCACCATTGCATTTAACAATTTGAAAATTACTCTCAAGAATACTAAAAAAGAAATCTTTGAAGCATATCAAGGATCTCAAAATGTTAGAGAAGAGAGAACAGTTCTTGTTTACATAAGTATCATACTTTTTGTATTTAATTGCTTGTTCTAGTCCAGTTGTATTAGTGTCACACTAAACCCCCATTTGGGGGTTTTTTCATTTAATATAATAATATAAACAAACAAATCAAATGCCTACTAATTTCAAACAATTTTTAGATTACGTTGAGTCATTCTACTTACCTAGTCATCCCGATGTACTATATCCAATTCCAGGATTAAATAGAGGAGAGATAGCAATCGCTACATTAAACTATCTTGATCTATGTGCTTGTGATGAGAATGTTAACTGGGGAGACGGAGATTCACTAGACAGAGAGAGAGTTAGAGATTTCATTTTTTCAAGGAGAGCAGTTTAATGAAAAGTTTAATTTTTGATAACCCATCCCCTAGATATGATGACCTATCAACTAGGGAACTACTTGAAAAGTCACTTGAGCAATTAAAGATTATTCAACGTGACAATTTAAAAAGAGAACCTAATCATCCCAGAAATCAGTTTAAATATACTATAATAGTTCCAGATCATCCACTTGGGTATCACGAGCATTATACTGATGATTTAGAAAATGCTAAAAAAAGTTGCATCGAGTGGGCAACTGACTACGGTAAAGCATCCGTAGAAGATCAAAACTTAAACACAATTTATTCAGTAAGATGAACATCCCAACCTACGACTTTCCCCATTCCCCAATTTTAATTATTGGATTCTTTGGAATACTCACAGCAATGACAGTTCTATTTGTTGCAAATAGATCTTATTTCACATCCCCATTTAACGAGGACAACAAGTAATGCAGACTCTAACATTTTCCTGTAAAATTCAATGCGATGATGATGGGGTTAATCCGCTACATCTATGCGAAGAGATTCAAGCATACTTGAATTCAAATTGCTCTAATTCAGAAGTTGTTGGTTACAACCTCGAAGTAGAGAGACTAACACCTTTTTATGCTAAAGAAGTGTATTAAAGGACAGTTGTATTAGTGTCACATATTTTTACCATTTGACACTAATCTCGACTATATTATAAATGTGGTAGGCAAGAGTGAGCGACCCCAGAGGAAAATGCTCTTTAATTCGAATCTCTACCACTCTCAATTCAATTCAAATCAAATGGCAACTAAAAAGAAACCTATTCATCTATCCATCATTATGGACAAACTTTCCGATTTAGGTTGGGAATATACTTGTAACAGAATGTCAAGATCTGGTATGCAAGTGTATGATGAGTTAATGACCTACTTAGGTGGTTTAGATAAAGGAGAGCATTGGAATGAAGATGCATATGCTGACGCTAACGGAGATTGGTAGTGAAATGGCAAATTATACTTCCCCATATGATATTGGTGTTGGCGATGTCGTCAATTTCAATGGAACACAGTACACAGTTCTCACTAATTATATAAAAGGAGAAACTGATGCTCAAGGTCACACACCTAGAGAAAACAGAACTATTTTAATTGATGATAGTGACAATCGCACTATGTGTCAAGATTATACATTAATGGAGGTCATCGAAAATGCCAACAGTTGAGAGAGATTTACGAGGTCAGGAATATATTTCAGTAAATGCTGAATTGCCTGATAAAGATTTTTATCCCATTGCTCACGCTATTTGGAAGGCACTTGACGATAATGGCATTATTTTAGATGATAATGCTGAATTAAGTATAAGAGTATATAACGGTCAAGACTTCACAGAATAAGACAGTTGAGATAGTGGCACATTTCATATTGAAAACGACCTACCATACCCTATAATAATAGTATAAACAAAGTTAATTCAAATCAAATGTCAGTTAAAAAACCATTTCGCTACGATCTCACAGATAAGCAAGATCTAGTTCTCACTCAAATGCTAACTTTCTTTTCAGAGTTAGGATGTGGTGGGGATATGAACCCAGAGGATTTCGATTCACTCTTTAATTACGTTATGGGTGGAGGAGAGACTCTCATAGGTCAACTAGAAAAAGGAGACCTATAAAAATGTCAGTATCACATCACGAGAGCATTTTAGAGACAATCTTTGACGAGGTAGTTGAAGAGTCACTTTCAAATATGAGAAAAGCAGGATTTGTAAGAATTACAGAGTCCGACCTCGATATGAAAGCAATCGAAAAAACAGTTTACAAAAGATTTGAGGATTTATGCCAATGACCTATTCAACTAGAATAACAAAAAATGATTTATGTTTAAATTTTTTGAGTGACGTTTATACCAACTGGTTGGACGATCAAAAAATTGACCATAAAATATGTGCATCTGAATTACTGTATGGTAGAATTAGATCACAGTTAACCAACTCTCAAAAACAATGGTTAGGAACATTTATTGAGATTTGGGAACTAACCGATGAAAACACTTAATTAAGGAGATCAAAATGACCAGAGCAGAATACGAGTTGGTTTTTCAATCATTGAAATTCTACCGCACTTTTATGACAGATGAGCAAGAGGTCTTATCTGAGAAAATTTTGGATGACCTATTTTATCCAGAATTCGATAAACTTGCATCTATAGGAATGACAGACTAATGGATAAAGCACTAATTAATGAACTCAAATCTTTTTTAGTTGAGAGATATGTTGACAATATGAGTACAAAAGATTTAGTTGCTTATGTAACTGATGATCTTGATGACTTATACAAGAATATGCCTGATGCAGAATTTCTTGATGAATGTCAAAATTATTGGGATGATAGTTTTGGAGAAGTAATTGACGAGATTCAAGACTATATGAAGTGTGACTTCAAAAAACCATTAAGAGAACCATTTGAGGAGACTAACTGATGAAAGTCAAGTCCTATTGTGACAGTTAAATATGTGTCACAATATCCCTCGCATAGGGTACTCAGTTCCCTATAATAGAAATAACAAAACAAATTCAAATGGAAGCAGTAATCACAAAAATGACTCCCGAACAAAAGTATCAGGAACTATTTGAAGCAATGTATCAACTTTGCGATCAAGAGAACTGGGGAGACCCATTTTCATATGCTAGATCAAGAGAGATACATCTTGCAGGAATTTTAGGTCACTCAGTTGCAGATGACTATTCTGGTGCGGATGCATTTGACGAGAATGGCAATCCAGTTGAATATAAATCCACTATTGGCAAGAAATTAACAGCAACTTACAATGGAATTTCAGTTCAACCAACTTGGCACGATCAGGTTCGCTATTTGGTAGAAGAGAAAATTGGCAAGTATCAGCATCACTTTTATGCACGATACCATAAAGGTAAAGTTGTTGAAGTGTGGAGACTTGAAGCGGAGGACGTTTTGAGCATTTTGTTTCCCCCATTAAAGAAGCAATTTGATGATAAAAGAGTTAAAAAAGACCCACGTCTAGGTTATACAATCAGCAATAAACTTATCAAACAATTTGGAACTCAAGTATTATGAACACTTTCGAAGATTTTGACAACACAGTAATAGAGAATGAAAGAGCGATGAATATCGAAGTTTTTTCAACTCACTATTTAAAGCGATGTAAAAAGTTGATCGATAGCGACCGCCTAGACGATTCTAACAGTATATTCCAGGAATTTATTGTTGATGGAATCGACCCAGAGGACGGTAATTATAAGTTTATTTTCTTGCAAGATTTAACAGACTACTATCACGAGGAGGATTAAATTTCAGATCTGGGAATGACTTTGCCCATAAAAAGTTGAGTCAATTTGACCCTTTGATTTGTTTACAATGGCACTTACTTCACTTGAATACCTATTCATTCAAATGGATACCGCAGACAATGGAATTCAACTCCTTAATTTTATTGATGCATATCTGGAGAATGTCAATAGTTAGTATGACAGTTTAATTAGTGGCATAAAACCCCTAGAAATAGGGGTTTTTTCATTTATAATGAATATATCAAACAAAGGAGAAAAAATGCCACTTTCAACAGTATTAAGCAAAAAGACTTGGAAACCAGTTAAGTTAGATGTATATCAAAAATTACTCTTAGACAGAATCGATTCATATGGAAGTGGCGATTGGAAAAATGGTCTATCAATACATCATAAGCACGACCAGAGTCAATTCTCAAATATTATCATAGGTGGGGATGTAGTTGGTAAAGTTGTTTACGATGTAGCACACGATGACATAAGTCAGGACGATTATAGAGCGATTCACATCGATAAAACAAAATTCGCTCAGGTATCTTATATTGCATTTGGTAATGATATTTGGGATTATAGAAGTTCCCAACAAGTTGCAAGATATAGAAATATGCTATCAAAGTTTTACACAGTAATACAAGTTGCAAATAAGTGCATCCAGTATTAAAAAGTCAAGCGGTATGATGCCACTTTTATTAGTGGCACATAATCACCTGTATTCACCCTAAAATCCTTTATAATAAGGATAACAAACAAATTAAGGCACTTTTCACATTATGAGAAAAATTGAAAGACAAATGAACAACGCTATCAGAACAGGTAGAAATTTCAGTTCAGCGAACACTTCAGTTAGTCACGACAGCGAAGGTGCTAACGTTTACCTACACGGAAATCACATAGCAACAGTTAAAGATAACTCAATTTTACTATTCGATGGCGGTTGGCAATCCAATACAACTAAGTCAAGACTAAACGCACTTTGCTATGAATTTTCATATGGTGCTAGAGTTTTTCAGAAGAATTTTGAGTGGTTCGTTGGTTACAAAAACGTAAGCGAAGATTTCGTTAACGGTTTTGAGTTAGCATTATCATAAGGGAGGACATAAAAATGAAAGGTTTAAACATTGATCTAACCAAATCGCAGTATATGATGTTATACAACATCGTAACCGAAGCAATGCCTAAAGACTATAATCCCAATTTTGACGTAAACACCTATGACAGTTTACTAGATCAAATTTGTAACGCTAAATCTACCTATCTATGATGACTTCCAGGAAACCCGAACAATCAGCACTAAATGAGGAGATTTACAAACAACTCCTCGACCCTAGTCCCATTATACAGTATTATTACAACATCCGACCACCTAAAAAGGAAAACTTGACTAGGGATTAAATCTAATATATAATAAGAGGGATTAAATCTTATTATGAATCCATTTAAAAAGATCGATGAGAATACCTATCAGGACAGCGAAGGTATTCTATATAAACCAATTCCCCATTACGAGGATTATTTTGTTTCTAATATGGGCGAAATTTATTCAACTAAGTGGGGGAAATGGAAGAAATTAAAAACCCATTTAAACGAAAACGGTTATCGAAGAGTTACTTTAAGACAAAACGGTAAAACAGTTGTTAGACGATGTGCTAGGTTAACCGCACTTGCATACCATCCGCACGGAGATATTAATCTCAACGTCATACATATAGACAAAAACAAATTAAACGACCAAAGTAATAATTTAAAATGGAACTAATTCTTTATACTTTTCCACAGTTTTTCCACAGGTTAAGTATATTTTACCGTATTAAATAAATGGTTAATTAAATATAGTTAACTGTTTTATCTTTAGTCTAATTGTTTATATAAATGTACGGAGGATTAGCAACCTTAGCAGTCTATAATAGAAAACGGATTATGTCAACTATATAACACATACCCTTGACAAATTTCGAGAATCAAGGTTATAATTAGATAGTTACAATTTCGAACCCTATTTAACAACAACCCATCGCTAATTACAAATGTCTCGTAGTTACAAACAGAATGATATTCATTCCAGGAAACTAACACATAGTAAAGGCAATCACAGAGGTAAGAGAAACAAACCCCGAACAAATAAGGGAAGCAATTCTTACAACAATTCCGCAGATATTGCGGGCACTAATTATCACAAACCGTTTCAGCACTAATTGTAAACAATGCCTAACAAATATAAGATCTATTGTGATCTATTAGATGAGGGAAGTTTACCCCCTAATGAACAAATAGAGTTAGCACAGTTCTTGTTAGATACTGGACTAAATGAGCAGTTGTTTCAGTATCAACAACTATGCGACTATTTTGTCCTGGAAGGTTTATGTTATGAAGTAGGATTACCTACCTAAAATAACATTTAGCGACTACACAGTTACTAACACATAAGCGATTAAATTGCAAGTTGCTAATTAACACTTAGTGACATTATAATTTTTTTGTTTGTGTTAACCTACAAAAGTATAGGGACGAGTATATTATCGAAATTCACTTTTGGAGTCCCTATATATTAAAAAAATCGCCCAGGAAAAAAATGTCCCAGAAGTTGAAGAGAAAATACGAAGAAGAATATAAACAATGGGTCGGTAAAGAATGGGAGAAGACTAGAGGTGGAGGTTGCTTCACTCTTCTATATGATATGGGAAAGGAGATCGGATATCACACCTGTAAGAAAGACTATAGTTTTAGTGACAAGGAGTTCCTTAGAGATCTGTGGGAACAGGAGGATTGGACTGCGATAAAAACAAGTGATATGGGAGAGGTTTTCGACCTTGACGACCTACAGAAGTTCGATATACTTATAATGAGACTGGAAAAAAGACTCAATCACTGTGCTTTATACCTAGGAGATGGGTTTGTATTACACCACAAAGCGTTCTCTAAGTCAAACATAGAAGCCGTAGAAACCTACATACCAAAGACACTGTATGTTATAAGAAAAAATGCATAGATTTATTACTAGGATAGAGGAGGATGACCACACAGGTGAATTATTTGTTACGTTGCCAGAATCTTTATTGTCAGCAGCTGACTTAAACGTCGGAGATGTGGTAGAATACAGTGTAGAGAACGAAACTATCACCCTTACCAAAACCGATGAATAACTCATTACAAAGTTTAACTGCAGCTGAGCTCGAAATGTGTTATGATGCAGTTAGGTATTATCAAATGAATCACATAGGACCTTTTAAACACGGACCTTATGATCGTGCTAATTCCATACTTGCCAAATTACACTATGTAAAAACACCTTATGACAGATCGGAAGCAGTCGGAACAGCAGACTGAGTGGACAATTACTCTTACAGCAGAGGAACGTCAACTCATTTGCAACTCAGGCGGTTGGTGTCTGTTGTACAAGGCAGAGGTCTGTGGTGGCAAACCCCTTGAAAACGTTCAGAAGACGTGGACTTCGATCCGTACTAAACTAGGAATGCCTGAGAAGGGCTTCATAGAGTAGTAAACCCCTCTGAGACCTTACCCCCGCGAGCGTCGTAACTAACTATGAGCTTTGACTTTGATATTGTAGATGAATACTTAGACGCTAAGTCTCTTTGCATACTGCAAGAAGAGATGACTAGCGATAGGTTTAACTGGAATCTAAGTACGAAGGTGGAAGATCGTGCTCTTGATATGCTATTTCCGAATATTGCTCTTTGGAATTGGCAACTGTGTAATGTAATGTATGCGAATGGGCGACCTCTAACCCCTGAGTATGACCTTATACTCCCCCTAGTGAATAGAATTGCTCCTCGTGCGTTGATACGAGTGAAAGCGAACCTAGTGCCGATTACGGAGACTAGAAAGGAGTATCAATTCCATACTGATTTGCATCCCGAAGGATTCGAAGGAGCAAAGACCTCTATATTCTATGTAAATAGTAATAACGGTTTTACATCTATAAGAGATGAGATAACTGGATTTCAAAGGGATGTAGAGTCTAGGGAAAACAGATTGCTTACTTTTCCACAGGAAGTAATGCACAGAGGTACTTCTTGTACTAATACTTCTAACCGTATCGTTATCAACCTTAACTATTTCTAAATGGGAACTGAAATGCTTGCTATCAGAGACTTGTTGCTCTCTTGTCCTCCTGTGTATACTCTACCAGGTACTTGGACTAAATGTAACGCTGTTATTCCACACTATAACGCTGACCCTAATGTGACCTTTGGGATCTCTATCCTAGTCATCCTAGTGCTACTGTCAGGTTTTGGGGTGTATAGAGCGTTCTTTAATAATGAAGGACTAACCGACCAATGGGATGATCACGATGATTAACTTATTACTTTTTAATGCAGGTTTCTTAAACCTCTTATTCTATATCTTTGCAATAGGATTTGTAATCTCTTTCTTGTTGGAACAGTGGATTAAGTTCAGACCTTTATCTGTTGACGCATCAATGAATGAGAGAAATCTATACATTGTTCAAAGCAACAGAAGGTACTGTTGGAGACAGGCTTGGGTGACCAATCTGTTCTGGTTCCTATGTAACGTAGGTTTGTACATTGTATCAAGAAATATGCAGACACCTTCAGATACATTCTGGAATGGATTATGAGATCTATGTTGCTGAAACCTTTCGGACCTAAAATACTCAGGTCTTTTTTACCTGAGAAATATAGACAAGCTTTGTTAGCAGATGCATTTAATATGGATGATGATGCATCTCCTATCCTTGCAGGTCAGGTTAATGAGCAATTATACTTCTATCCAGAAGAAGGGATGATGACTCCCTTCAACTATGCAGTGCACGAGTATTTGGGAGAACAGAGATTACATAGTATTGAACCCTTATGGGTAAACTTTGCAGTAGCAGGTGATTGGCAACCTGTTCACAACCACGATGGTGACTTAAGTCTGGTTGCATTCTTAGATGTGCCAAAAGGTATTTACGAAGAGACAGAGATAGCAGGTTCCTTGTTCTTTCAGTATGGAGAGAGGATACAACATAATAGGAATGTTTACGGACCTATTAAACCCCAAGTGGGAGAGTTCTATATATTTCCTAGTTGGTTAAACCATTATGTGTATCCTTTTGTCTCGTCGGGACAGAGGATCTCACTCTCAGGAAACATTTACACTTAATTATGGAACTTTTTATTATCTTTGGAGGTGCTTATGCACTCTACACAGTTGGTATGGCAATCGCTACCGAACTAGACTATCGTGCTGTAAATAAAAAATGAAAGACGTACCACAGTTTGAATCTTATCAAGAAGAACTTGAATGGAGATTCGTAAAAATTGCAGAATCAATCAAATCCCTTGCTATCAAAGTAAAGACTACTGAGGGGTTCTTAAGTAAAGGTGCAAATATGATTCAGTACAAGATACCAGGTCACGATTCGTATTCTGATCTACGAGGTGTCTTTGACGATCTGTATGAGCGTCTAAATAAGATTGAAGAAGACATTGCAATAAATGGGAGCCTACCTGATAGAGACAGGTCGGAGTTATCCGAACCCGATTGATTCACACGACTATAATAGAACCTATACTGCTGCTGATGCACCAGAGATAGGAAATCTAGTGGTGTCGGGTTCTGACGGAGAGATGTCAGTTGATAAGAATGCGACAGGAGGTACATATTCAATTAATCCTGGTACTAGCGGACCTGGTTCCTATCAGTTTGGTAGGGATGAGGTCTATTACATTGGAACGCAGCAACAAACAGCGATTGAATATGCGTTTGCGGAGAGAAGAGAGATATATCGTTGGTATTCTGGTAGGAGAGGAGATCATCTGTACTATGACCAAGTAGATTTGGATGATAATGTTCCTATGAATCCTGCAAGGTATAATAAGGAACCACGTAACGGAAGAGAAGTCTTCCTATTGTCAAAAGATAGTCATACTGGTAACACTGCTGTTTACTTACACTACGATGCTGCAAATTTTAACTCATACCTATCCTCGTCGTCTACAGGTGCGGTAAGGGAACTTGGGTACATTTGGACAAGTCAGGCGGCTGCTACCACGGCTGGTGTTGTTCACCCTACAGAAGACCTACTACCTTTGTATCATTACCGCAGAGCCGACCCTGTAGACGACCTCTATACTACAGATCCTACAAAGGAAGTCAATTTACAAACAGATGTGGCAGGTGTACCTAACACCCCTAATCCACTAAATCAAGATTATCAGTATCAGGGAATATATGGATATGTGTTCAATCGTACTGCTCCACGCTATAGAAATCAATATGTTGACGTAGGTAAACCTATAAACACAGGTGAGGTGAATAGATCTAACTGGTATAACTGGACAGGAGGGTTCTCTGAGCTCCAATATAACGCACAATCACCTCCTGCAAGCACTTTAGGTTGGGGAAATCCAGATAATGTCGAAATAAATGACGATAAAGCTAATTTTGAGTGGTTTTATGGCAAAAATGGTGCTGTAAAAGCCTGTTTACCCCGATTTTTGGGTTTTCACGACGCTTTTGAGGGTCAATTCGTCTATTATCTGTATGATACGACATTTCCGTTCTCAGGACCGATATATGGCATTAATTTAATTACAACTGATGCTCCTTGTAACCCATCAACTGCTGATTGTCCTCACGATCCGCATACAACATACCATTCTTACTACTATGAGATGCGTGAAGACGCTTGGGCTACCAAAAAGACCCATATTTCAGTGGATGCACCCAATTCTGGTGGTTTACCTGAGTCATTCTGGGCTGTAGGAACTGATGACCTGATGGTATTCTTTAGATATACCACAGAGACAGGCTTCTATACACCTGGTGAAACGATAAATGGGTGGTTGATACAGTCAGTGCGATATTTTGGTGATGAATTGCGTTGTGGATATATGAGATTGCAAACTATAAATGGTGTGAAGGGTAGTGTATTCACATATCAGAGCACATATACTTCTACAAACGGTGGAACTGCTTCAATATTGGCAGGTTATGGTATTCCAGATAAGGCAGCATTCTTTGGTGTGTATGAATTTCCAAAGAAATTGTCATATTATAAGGCAGAAATTGATAATGATGCTCTAATTCCACAAAGAAACTTTGATGAAGCGGTCTTACAAGCATATATTAATGAAAAAGGAGAGATTGAAGAGATAGAAATTATCAATGCGGGCAAGGATTATAAAGATCCTGAGATTATTATCTCTATTCCAGACATTAGAAGAGTGGAAGGGTTCACTGATACTGCTGCAAACATCCCAGAAATGTTTACAGATGGTATTTCTGGTGAACCACAGCTGAATTTTCAGACTACAGAGGACTTTGAGCAGTCAAATAAGGCAGGTAGGAAGGTAGCAAAGTATATTGAGAAGCAAAAATTCGAAACTGACGCAGGTTATACCAAAAATGTAAAGCAAGCAAAGGCATCTATTATACTAAATGAGGAAGGTTGTATCAAAAATGTGACAATATTGGATCCTGGTGCGGGTTATCAACCAGGTGAGGAGGTTGGAGTCCGTATTGTAGAGCGTGATAAGGAATCTAGGGAGGATACATTCATTGGAGGAGACACAGAAGAGGGTGCAGGTGTACCTGGAATGCAGAGTGCAATAGAAGAAACCCTCGATAATGAGGATACACCGAAGGAAGTCAGAGATGCAATGCAAGATCCACTCCGTATTATGAAGGAAGGATTCAAATCTATTGATACTTCTATACAAACAGACTATGTAACTGGGTATATTGGTGTAGCAGATCTTGAAAAAGACGAGAAAACTAAGTTCTGTGACAAGATTCCGTCAGAATGTTTGTCACCTGATATGGGTAAGAACTGGTATAGGATGGGAAATATCTTAGATCCAAGCACATATGCTAACGGAGTGAGTTCATCACCTGGTGGAACACCTATGGCAAACGAACTAAACAAGTTTTTAAGTCCTACGATAAGCAATAATGCTGCACATTCCAACTATTTGGAAGAAAAAACTTCAAATGGTCTGCCAGGTATGTTTGGTGGTGCTTGTTTAGAGACATTCCAAGCAAAATTATATGGTGTAAAGAGATTTTTTGATGTACCTTGCCCTACTGCTGGATATGATCAGTATGGTAAGTACAAAACTTACGGATTTATCCCATACAAATATTGCGGAAGTAAGGAAGAGTTTGCTCAAGTACGTGTTTCTATTAGTGTAGAGGGTGATGTATCTAAAAAAGGTGAAGCAGTTAACCAAGCATTCCTTGATTGGTTGGAATCTCTACCAAAACCCACTCTTACTAGACCAAGACCTGTAGAAGATGGTAGTGGAAATGATAAGACAGGCAACTCACACGCTTGTAATCGTGGTGGTAACTTGGAAGGTCGCTGTTTTGCTAATGGAGATGGTACATATAGTTTCGTTCCTGAAGCAGGTGATGAGAATACATTTGACTTCTATGGATCAGAACTAGAGAAGTTAGCTACGTGGGTAGGTCCGAACAACTATTCCAGTTACGGAAGTGGCACAGTGGTCATTACAGACACGATGTTGAACCCTCCGAATAACACGTACACGCACACCTATAACACAATACAGTTTGCTTCGTGTACAAATGGCAAGTTTCCTAATCCGTGCTGGCACAATTTCATAGCTGATGGCGTACTTAATGTTTACAGTGGATATGATAACAACGGTAATGGGCTCGCGTCTGATGACATATGTACAGGTCAACCATTCTCAAACCCATCCACGTGGGTGCAGAGTAGTACATTGAACCAATATGGTCAGTGTGCTGCATTGCAGAACATTGTTCACTCTACTGTGGCATTTGATACAGGTAAAACCAACGAAGATAACCCATACATATCATTAGGACCTTTTAATGGTAATATGCATTGGGCAAATTACTTGCCAGGTGCAACTCACCTATTAACTCAGTCATTGAAGAGATATGGTAATCCGTATTTCGATGAATGCGACATAATTGAACCAGAACAGTAATGGCATTAGGAGTCTTAAAACCAGTTGCGAATCACAATGGGTTACCTGACACAGGTCACGGTATTCCTATTCCTTCGACTATTCATAGTACACAACCTTGTAATAGTCCTCCTATTGAATTGCCAATTATTGTTAAGGACAAAACTTGTTTATGGCCGCCAACACCATTAATTCCATTAACTGCTCTCAATCCTATGCGAGCAACAGTTTTGGTAAATGGTTTACCTATAATGATAAATTCTGATACTTTTACCACACACAGAAGTATCACAACCAATATTATTAACTATGTGTGCCCTTGTGGTAAGGCAATGTGCATTATACCTACCCCTATCAACTGTAGTTTACTTACTTTAGAAGATATGAAGGGAGTTGGACACGGAAGAACACTATGGGCAACTACATTTACTGTATTTGCGTTTAAGATTCCTATAGGTCGTCTTACAGACCCTCTAGGTTTTGGTGTAACTGGTAAATCTTGGCCGTGTTCCTCTGCTATTGCGTTTGGAAGTCCAAATGTATTGGCAGGTTAATCTCAATATGATATAATTACACCAGTTAGAAAATTACTATGGCAGTTTATTCCAGTACGAATACACTTAAGGAAGCAACACCCAAAAAGACTCGTCAAGGGATGGGTAAACATACTAAATTAAGTGCAACTTCACGCAACAAAGCAAAGAAGAAGTACCGAGGGCAAGGAAAGTGACTAAATAGACATATAAAGTCAAGAATACCGTTTAGTGGCGTATCGATTTAACGCAGAAAGAAATTTATCACGTCAATTCCGTGACCTCAGTATAGGGATGAAAGCAAACCCCAATACTGAGGATTTTTCTATTGTGAAGAATGAAAATGCCATTAAGCAAGCGATGAAAAACCTTATTCTCACTGGTTTTGGGGAGAGACCTTTCCAACCAACAAAAGGATCTCGTTTACGTCAAATGCTTTTTGAACCTTATGATGTTTTTATGTCTGAGGAACTTAAAGAAGAAATGTTTAACGTATTGAAGACTTTTGAACCACGAATCAAGGTTAATGCGATAAGAATGACACCTGGTGACCCAAATGAACTTGAAGTGGAAGTTGATTACACCATTGTAGGAGAAAAACTCGTACAAACTGTTGATTTCTTATTGGAGAAAGTATAATGGCAGCAATCCCATCCAATTTAACATCGCTAGATTTCACAGAGATCAGAGAATCTATTAGATCGTACCTCAGAACAAGAGATGAGTTTACAGATTACGATTTTGATGGTTCTGCTGCGTCATATCTTTTAGATGTTCTATCATATAACACTTACTATGCATCTTTCACCGCTAATATGGCGATGAATGAAGCATTTCTTGAATCTGCGACGATTAGAGATAATGTTGTTAAAATTGCAAAACAATTAAACTACACACCACGCTCTGTAAAGGCACCTAAAGCGTGCGTAAGGTTTGCAGTGCAAACTTCTACCATAGGAGGAAGTACAGACTATCCTAGCAGCGTAACTATGCTTGCAGGTGATGTATTTGTTTCTACAACTGCTGGACAAGGATATACATTCACTCTACCTTCTGATCTTACTGCTACTGTTGATCAAGGTACTGGAATTGCAACATTCGAACAAGTTATTATCTATCAAGGTAACACTTTAAACTATGAATACATTGTAGATGACGTTAAGAAGAGAACATATCTAATTCCTTCTGAAAATATTGACACTGATCTACTAAAAGTGTCTATTTCACCTAACGCACAGTCTGAAGAGATCGATACTTACAACTTAGTAGAAAATATTGTAGATGTTGACGGAACTACTCGTGGATACTTCCTTGAGGAGACTGATGACCAAAGATATAACGTAGTTTTTGGTGATGGAGTCATTTGTCGTCAACTAATTGCAGGTGAGGTTATTAAACTTCAATATGTGAAGACAGAAGGAACTGCTGCTAATGGATGTAAGCGATTTAGCTTCATTGGTCGTGTAGTAGATTCAACTGGACGTTTTGTTAGTACCTCTAGCATCTCTCTAGTGACTGTAGACGGTGCTCAAGATGGTGAGGACTTAGAGACTACCCTAAGTATCAAATTTAACGCTCCTAGAGCATTTAACAGTCAGAACAGAGCTGTTACTGAGTCAGATTACGAATACATTACTAAAAAAGTGTATCCACAGGCAAAAGCAGTTACTGCTTACGGTGGAGAACGCTTACAACCTCCAGTATACGGAAAAGTATACATTTCAATTAGGACAAAATCAGGTGCTTTACTTAATACCACGACTAAAAAGAGAATCAGAACAGATTTACAAAAATATTCCATTGCTGCGATTGAACCAGTTATCGTTGACCCAATTACCCTCTTTATTAGACCAAAAACTTGGGCATTCTTTGACGGTAATAAGACTACACTATCAAATAATGAAATTGCGTCTAAAGTTCTTGGAGCTATCGATCAGTACAACTCTCAAGCAGAATCAACTCGATTTAATGGTCGTATTGATATCTCTGCTTACCAAACGATGATCGATTCATCAGATCCTTCTATTAGTGGTAATGTGACTCATATGACATTGGGTATGAACGTTGAAGGATTTAACTTTGGTCAAACATTTACTCAATGTATTGACTTTGGTAATGAAATCGCTAACCCTAACGACTTGTCTGGTGCAGATAAGCACGGAGGTGGTGGAACAGGTACTGATAGCGGTGCTTGTGTGCCAAAGTATTCAACTGTTAAGAGTGGAACATTTTATGCTACTGGTTACACAGAAAATCTGCTAAATCTAACTGGTAGTACAAATGGTAATCAGATATCATCTGCATCTCTCATTGAAAATGACACTTCTGCTTTTCTTCCTGTAAATATTCGTGATGACGGTTACGGAAACTTAATTATGGTTACAAAAGTTGATGAAACAGAAACTGTATTGAAAAAGGATGTGGGAACTGTAGATTACAAGTCTGGACAGGTATGTCTAGGACCTGTAGACATCGCTAGTACACCCGACGGTACTGCAAGAGTTCCGATTACCGTGATACCTGCATCTAGCAATATAGACGTAGGACCTGGCTTAGATCCAGCTATCTTTAACCCAACTGTTCAATCGATTGATTATACGATTGATACAACAAATGCTAAGACATTTGACCCATTTGACTTTACTCCTATCAACTTCGATGGAAGTTCAATAAATATCATTGATTATCCAACCACTGTATACGAAGTTCCAGAATTTAATTCTTGCTTCTAGTCTCTAAAAACACAAGATGAAGGCTATTACAATATCAGATAGGTTGCAGGATCAGATTCCTGCATTCATCAAAGAAGATAATGACCAGTTCGTTAATCTTCTAACGCAATACTACAAATCACAAGAGAAGTCAGGTCGTCCTTACGACATTTTGAACAACATCTTGAGGTATACAGATATTGGTTCGGGAGAGTTTGACCCTAATTTCTTATCTTCATCATCTGCTGTTTTAGAAAGGGTTGATCCAACACAGAAGAATATTATATCCGAAAATGTAAATTACTTCCTCGAAAATGATGGTACGATTAAAATCGATGATGAAGTCATTTATTACGAGAAAATTACACATTCTCCAGACATTGTTTTCACACCAGGTGTTGACAAAGCAGAATTTGACAGAAAAATCCAAGAATTCGAACCAATTTCTGATCAGTTTGATGGTGCTACAACGCTATTTCCTCTAAGGTTGCTTGGAAAACCTGTAACTCCTCAAAGTGCTCAACATCTGCTAGTTATTGTAAATAATGAATTTCTATACCCAAATGTAGACTATTTCCTTGAAGGTGACAAGATACGTCTTCAGAACCCTCCAGAAACCCCTACAGGACTCCTTACAGGTGCTATCAATACCATTCGTTACCTAATTGGTTACACAAGCATCCCTGTACGTTCTCTTGACACTATTAATGTCACTCAAGATGCAAAAGAATTTCAGTTGAAGTTGGATGGGAACAATTATACTCCATTATCTACTGTATCTTCGATTGTTGTCGTTAATAGAGTAGAAAAACGTCCATATGAAGATTTTACAATCTTTGAGGACAAACTTATCTTTAAAGAAGACATTGGAGAAAATTCTACTGTTGTTGTACGTTCTGTTGAACTTATTGCACCTGAATTTGGTAGTGGTGCTAGTGCAGTCGCTAAAATTGAAGATGCGAAGTTAGATTCGGTTATTGTTAAGACTGGTGGTAGTGGATATAGACTAAGTTTTGCTCCAAAGATCAGTGTTGCGTCAACTAAGGGTACTGGATTCGGTGCAACTGCGGAAGCACTCGTAAATGGTATTAAGGACACTCAATTACTATTTTCTGGACAAGGTTACTCTGCTAACAATCCTCCAGTTGTCGTAGTTGACTCTCCTGCCGATCCTGAAGGTAAAACTGCTCAGATTAGGGCAGTTGTTGATGATTCAATCGAAGGGGTCTCACAACTCATCGTAGACAGTTCAGGAAGTGGTTACGATAGGATCCCATCTATCAAATTTGTGAATCCTGGTGGTGCAACCATTACTAACCCCACGATAACCAACGGTTCAGTCGATCCTGGTTCTATTCAAATTACAGATGATGGTTCAGGATATACTACTGCTCCTCTTGTGTATTTGGATCTTCCAACAGGTGACAATGCCATAAGAGCTAACGTTGTTGCAACACTTGATGCATTCGGACGTGTTAATGGTATTAACGTCGTTTCAGGTGGGCAAGGTTACACTAGCGTTCCTAGAGCACGTATTATTGATCCTGTAGGTGCACAGATACTTGATGTCAGTGTAACTGCTGGTAGAGTTACTAATATTGAACTATTAACTGGTGGTGCAGGTTACACAGACGCTCCATCTGTATACATCGTTGATAATAGGAAGGATATTACTGGTGCACCTGCTGGTGGTACAGGAGCAACTGCTGTTGCAACCATATTCAACGGAGAGATTACTGATATCAATATAACCAGTTTTGGAAGTGGATACTCAGATGCAGAACCTCCTCAAGTTTTTATTGCTGCTCCACCTGCACCTGAAGCGTCTTGTGACGTTGGTTTTGGAGAAATTACTGGATTTACAATCCACAGTGCAGGTTCTGGATATCAACCTTCTGCATTCGTTAATTGTAAGCGTGGTGTTTCTAGCACAACTGAATTTGATCAAAAAGGAAATCAAGTATACAGTAAAGAACACGATACAATTCAGTCCTCACACGAGGTTGGAGGAGTTATTCATAACCTCGATACACTATTTGCTAAGGAATTATACAGAAGGTACGTAAATCAATATCTTCCTAATGCGGAAATTGACTATGAAAAGGTAAATGCTCCGCAGATTATTAAAACTATATCGGATTTTTACGCATCTAAGGGTACGAAGATCTCTACACAGTACCTGTTCAAGATGCTGTTCTCCGAGAATGTGGATGTATCTTATCCAAAAGATGAGGTTATTAAACCATCTGCTGCATCTTGGAACGTAGATACAGTCCTTCGTGCAGATCTTATTGAAGGTTCTCCCGCAGATTTACTAGATTCACAGTTAATTCAGTATGTGGATGATGTAGATACTGCTGTAAAAGGTGCATCTGCACTAATTGAGAACGTTATTGCTATCAATACTGGTGTAGGAACTGTATATGAACTTGCTATATCTGAGGAAACATTACAAGGTACATTTACTATACCTTACAAAACAACTCTTGTAGAAGCACTTAATACTTCAGAATCGATCATTACTGTTGACTCTACGATTGGTTGGCCAGAAAGAAACGGTACAATCCGTATTAATGACGTTGAGCAAGTACAATATAAGGAAAAGACACTAAACCAGTTCATTGAGTGTACACGTTCTAAGAATGGTGTGGTAGAAGATTGGGATGCTGGTACTACTGTTCACTCTGATATTTTCGTATATTGTAACCGTGGTACTGCACAAGAGATCAAATTACGTGTTCTAGGTATTGCGGATGCAAAATCTACCGTATTGACAGATACTGGTTCATATTACTTACCAGGTGACAAACTAAACGTTGCATCTCTTGGTTCTACATCTACAGATCAACGTATCACTTCTTGGTTGTATAACGTTAAGAAACTGATTAATGTTACTGGAATTACACCAGGTGGTCTTAATAACCAAACTGCAACCGTAACTTGTGATAACAAACACGGTTTGTTGGTTGGAGACACAGTTACTATCTACGGTGCAAACCCAACTGTCTTTAACGGTACATTCCTAGTTACATCACGTATTAGTGATTTTGTATTTGAATACAACATACCTGCACCAGCTGACGCAAATCCTCAAGGTAATATCCTCTTATCTGTTGACTTGAATAAAGGTAAGTCTACGGAAGAAGGTATCAGCATTGCAATTAGAGATTTTACTACAAACGTACAGAATACATTCTTTAACGATACACACGCATACATTGCGTCATCTGGTATTCCAAACTATCAGGTAGGACCTTTCGTTGGTTCCGCACTGTTACCAGGTAACCAACGTAAACTAATTCGTATTCCTAGAGTCATTAATACGATTTCCAAACGTGAAGATACAAACTTCGGACCTATTGGTGCGTGGGTTAATGGTGTATCTGCGTGGTCATATAAGTCAGAAACCAAGATTAAGTTTGGTGGTGTTATAGGAATAAACATAACAGACGTAGGAAAAGGATATGATGCAGCAAATCCTCCTGTTATTGAGATTAGTGGAGGAAATGGTACAGGTGCTGCTGCTAGTGTTGTTGTAAACGGAGCGTTAAGTGAGATTGAAGTTACTTCTGGTGGTACTGGTTATACTTCTAGTCCTCTTGTTTCTATCGTGGGTGGTAACGGATTCGGTGCAACTGCTACTGCTGTTATTACAAACGGTGTAGTTTCTAAGATCTTAGTTGAAAACCCAGGTCAAGGATATACTTCTCAACCTGATGTGTCTATTTCTGGAGGAAATGGTACAGGTGCAACTGCAACTGCTGAAGTTCGAGGACCTATTCAGTCTGTAAGTGTAGATAGTGCAGGTTCATCTTATACTGAATCACCTACTATTAAGTTGAACTCTGGTGAAGGTGCTGTTGCTCAAGCAATCATTATTAATGGTCGTATCGTTTCAATCGCTATCATTGCAGCAGGTCGTGCATATACTACTGCACCAGAGATTGTAATCAACGGAGATGGATATGGTGCTGTGGCAAAAGCTACGATTGGTACAGTTGGTGAAGATAGAGGTAAGGTTATTGGGGTTACAGTTGTAAATAGAGGTATAGGATATACAACAGGTAATACAATAATTAGACTGGATGCAGTCGGTGAAATGGCGACATTCACTGCGAATGTCTTTGAGTGGACTCGTAACCTTCAGAATGAGTTAGGACAACAGTTTGATACTTCTCGTGGTTACGTCTTTGCAGGATACAATACTCAGTATGGTGGTGAGTATGCTCACGTATCCGATCCTAAGCAACTCCGCTACGTTCTTGGCGATAATGTCTTCAAAAACCAATCGACGCAACAATTACAAGAACTTTCAACTGGTTGGCTTCATTCTCCGATACTTGGATGGGCATTTGATGGTAACCCCATTTATGGTCCTTATGGTTACATTGATGCTACCGACCAGTCTTCTGGTATTCGTCGTATTAGAAGCTCTTATAAGATTAAGGATGTCTTAATCTATGACGCTGCAACTAACCCAACTCCAGTAAGAGCAGACGGACCTCTGTTGTCTAATTACGAAGCTGGTTCATTTATTGAAGATTACGAATATACTTTCCAATATGGTGACTTAGACCAATACAATGGTCGTTTTTGTAAGACTCCTGAATTCCCTGAAGGAATATATGCATACTTTGTGTCAATCGACGCATCAGATTCAGGTAATCCTATATTCCCATATATTGCAGGTCCTCAACTCTATTCTAAAGCGGATGAGTGGAACTTCAGTCAAAACGCTGTTCAAACAAATATTCCTTCAGGTGTTGTTAGATTTAGAGATCCATATGAAGATGTTGACATTGATATTGATCGTCAACCAAACCAAGACACTGATATTCTTGTAACTGAACTAGGTGAAGAACTTATCTTCGAAATTGAAGACACAAACCGTGATGGTGTTATTAATAACTTAGAAGATAGTACACCTATTAATATCGCTGAAGAACCTGTACTTCAGTTATTCGATTACTATCCTAAAGTATCTACAAGATCTGAAGTTGATATTGATATTGAAACTACGACTAAATTTGAGGATGCTCAAGTTGATGGATTTGTGGTTGAGAATCCTGGTATCTCTTATAAGGTAAATGATAAATTATACTTCGATAATACAGATACAGAGGGATTTGGTGCTTCTGCTAAAGTTGACTCCGTAAAAGGTCTTTCAATATCTGGTTATTCTTCATATATGGCAAATGATGTACCATTTGGTCGCATCACTACTCCTACAGAGCACGAATTGCGTGTTGGTGATGAAGTTATCGTTACCAGTAATCCTATACTAGATTCTACTAATAAGACATATAGAGTTAAAGTTATCTCTGGTGTTGAGCAATTAACAATCACACAGAATGGTGTTGGTTATTCTTCTGAACTACCTCCAACTTATGAGTTGATTACTGATTCAGGACAAGATTTCCAACTTAATTTGGTTAGGACTGAAGCAGGTGGTGTTTCACAAGCAGATATTATTAACTCTGGTTCTGGATATAGTGATACTAATCCTCCACAGATCAGAGTATCACATCCACAAAGATATAAGAAAGCAACTTACTTCTTATCCTTTATTCAAGAAGCAACTGGTATCCTTTCAATAAATGACGTTAAAGTTGCTGATGATCGTACTATCTACGTTGTTGGACAAAGAGATCTAACTGATAGTGACACTTGTGGTGTTCTTGCTAAGTTTAACAGCGATGGACGTTTACTATGGCAAAGAACCTTAGTTCCTACAGTTCCAAATGCTCAACCTAAGTCACTAAAATGGAACTCACTATATGTTGAGAATAGCAATCCTCATAATATCTACGTTATTGGTGAAACTGTTCCTAATATTACTAACCTAACTCATAACCCAGACGTTATCGTTGCAAAATATACTTCAGGATTTGATAATGCAAACAACCCTGATGGTATTCTTCAGTGGCAACGTGATATTGCAGGTATTTCTGGTGCTACAAGAAGGGACTATGCTACTTCTATTGCTCTTGATCAAGATGGAAGAGTAATGATCGGTGGTTATACAGACGCTAACAGTTTGTATGCTGACGATATGTGGGTTGCTTTACTTGATGTTGATGGATCAATTATGGAGAAGCGTAAGATCGCTTCCGATTCAGTTAGTGAGAGATTACATCAGTTACAGTGGAAGTCTAATGATAGATTCCTCTTTGTTGGTATTAACGAACCAGATAACACTTCTGATATTATCATTGGTGAAACTTATTATGATACTGCTACTATTGAACTACAGTGGGCTAAGAAGATCACTAATGCTTCTTACAAGTTCAAGAATCCAACATTCACTATTGATGAATATGGTTCAGTATATGTAACTGCTACTGCTGTTAATAGTGACGGTAAAAATTATGGTGTTCTATATGTAAAATTTGATAACGACGTTTATACTTCTACAGTTCATAATAAGATCTTTATTCCAACTGGTGAATATCACGGTGTTGAGAATGGTGGTGTTAAATTTGATATCTTTGGTAATGTTGATGTATCTTGTGCAGTTCAGAGAGATTTCAATGCTGCTGAATCTGTAACTCTTAAGGTTGGTTGGAATACAGGTACTGTAATTACTGCTTCATCTCTAACAGAAACAAGTGGTATTGGATTCAAACCAGTTGCAGTATCTAATGATAACTCAGGTGATACTATTGTTGTTGGTAATAAAGTTGAATCTGACCAACTTGCAATCTTTAACTGGGATACTGCTGATAACTTATTTGATGAGACATATAATGACACTTTAAAAACTGGCACAAACAAACAGTGGTATGCTACTGGTAATGCTGTAATTGATGATACTAAGAAGTTTGCAGGTGCATCTTCTATTAAGTTAGATGCTGCTAACTCTCTTGCACTTCAGTATGGATCAGATGTAGCAACCAGTTGGACTTTAGAGGGATTCTGGGCACTAGGAAATACTCAGTACTCTGCTGCTAATACAAAACCAATATTCTATACATCTACTGACGTTGCAGGTAATACTGTTAAGTTTGGTCTTGATGCAGATCAAGCATCTCCAAACTACGGTAAGACTTTCATTGATATTTCTGGATCAACCACATTCTCTGCTGCATCTGTTTACTTTGCTGTCTTTAACAATGAAGCATTCATTCACGTTGCTGCTGCTAAAGAACGTGTTGGAGTTGGTAATTACAAATACAGATTCTATGTAAATGGTATTGAGACACAAGTCCTTACAAGTACCACAGTTGATGTTAATTTAAAAGATGCTAGTGTAGGTCCTGATGGAACACCTGGTTCAGTCAATAACTGGATTGGTTGGATTGACAACATAGTCATCTCACCGACCGCCAAGTATGTTGAAGCGTTTACTCCCCCCGATACACCGATTCTTGGTTCTAATAGTATCAGTAAAGGTTTCTTATACAAGGTTGACAAAGATAAAACACAGTTAGGATCATTTACTCTTAATAGTGTAGAATCAGGACATCAGATAACTCTTGCTTCTACAAGTGCCTATACATTCAATACTCAACCAGTTACGATGAATCCTTGGGCTATAGGTCCTGCTGGTATTCAAATCCTTGACTATGGTGACGTGATAGCACAACACGTACCTGGTACATTCACAGTTACATCTACAGACGAATCATATGCAAATAGAACGGCAACTATTCCTACTCCTGGCGGAAAGAAACTACTCCTTACAACTACTGTTATTCCAAAATATTACTTTAGGGATGCAAAATATCAACAAATTGACTTAGTTAAGACACTAAACTTCAATCAACCTGCTACATTTACTAAAGGTGCTACTTTACAACAGTATTCTGTTATTGGTGGTTCTGATGTAATCAGTGCATATGGTCAAATTGTTGAAGTTGGACTTAGTTCTGTCAAGATTGGTAAGATTATTGGTACATTTGACAACACAAAACTACTAAAATCCACTGCTGGTGACGTAAACGAACTAGAATACTCATTTACAGAGGAAAAAACAGAACCACAATGGGCAACTAACTTCAATTACACTGTTGGAGATGTAGTTTATAACGATAAAAAACTCTATACTGCTCAAACAACTGGTGTTTCAAGCACAATCGCACCTACTCATACAACTGGTGTTGTTTCTGATGGTGCTATTAACTGGGCTTACACCTCTGTATCAGGCATATATGCTGTAGATCTTGCAAATACTTCTTATCATAACAGTACATTAGCAACATATGCGTCTTGGAAACCATTCTCAGCGTCTGATTACACTATTAAGATTGAAGAAATCTATGATGACTCCAACTTTATTAAAGGAGACACCATTGATGCTGATGCTGTCAACCTACAATTCTCTGTTGATGCTACTGGTAAGATAGCAACCTTCACTGGACTATTTGGTGTTAAGAAAATATCCTTGGTTGCAAAACTTGATAAGGACGTAATTCCTAGTGGTGCACTAACAAACACTGATTTAGTATACTGTTCTGCTTCTAGTAGACATAACTTCTCAGTAAATGACATTATATTCACTGAAAACTTTGCAACAAACGATTATAACGGTTCATTCTTCGTAGAAGAGGTATTTAACTCAAGAGACTACTCATTCCGTATGAGAAGCACTGCTGTACAGGAACCAACCTTTGCTGGTAGTGGTTCTTCAGTAGTTAATGTCAATATTTACGCTAAACATCCTAAATTCCTCTTTGTTAGAGGTCATCAGTACATCTTTGACCTTGATGACAGTTCTAACTTAGGTTATTTCCTATCATTCTCTAAAGATAATCAGTATAAACTAGAATATCCCTTCATTAACATCGTTAGAGAAGGTACACCAGGTTTCACTGATGATGATTCTCCAACTCCATTGGTTAAATTTATCATCAATGAAGACGTTACTAACATTTCATACTACTTTGACCCTTCAAGAACAGGTGCAAACTCTCCTGTTGGTGAAGGATCGTTCATTGACGTTATACCATCACCCTATGCAGGTACATTTAGAATTAGTGGTACAAGTAACGCAGGTAAGACATTCGATTTCCAATTATTAAATGAACCAGAAAAAACAACTGGTCCTGTTGGTAATGATGAATTTGGTAATGCTCGTTCTACTTACTCAACGACATCCATTAAAGCCATCGGACCTATTTCCACTATTAAACTGGTAAACCCAGGTGGATTCTATCAGAAACTACCTATTGTTACTGATATTGCTTCTAACAGAGAAATTGAGAAGGTTAGAATCACAAATGGTGGTACTGAATATGTAAACGGTGTTTATTATAATGTTCCTATCGAAGGAGACGGTGAAGGTGCTACTTGTAACATTACAGTTACTGATGACGGAGACTTTGAAGGTGTTATCACTGATGTTACTCTAACCTCAGCAGGTAAAGGTTATAAGACTGCTGCTATTGATGTAGATGCTATACCAGGTATCCTAGGACCTCTTCTTGCAGGTTCTGGTGCTGTATTAGATGTTGTGATTCCTGATGAAGGATCAGGTGCATCTGTGTTCTTACAAGGTAAGTCAATCGGTAAGATCAAGAAACTTAAGAACAATGAATTTGGTTTCGGTTATTCTCACGATTACACACTAAAACCTGAAATAACATTCCCTGTGAACCTTCAGCTGTTTAATACCGCTTTACTAGCACAAATTAAGATAACTGATCCAGGTTCTGGTTATACATCAACACCTGCTGTTGTAATCGAAGGTGGTGGTGGATCAGGTGCTTCTGCTGAAGCGATTGTTAAGAACAATAGACTTTCTGAGATCATTATTAAAGATCCAGGTGCAGGATACAGTTCTGAACCAACAGTTACACTTAAATCAGAATTTAACTACGTTGTTAACGTTGATTTAGGATATCTACAGTTTAACTTCCCACACGGTATTACAAGTGGAGCAGAAGTACAGTTAAGAGCAGAGGATCTTGGATCAACCATAGGTATTCTTCCAAAACCTAGTTCAGCAGGTTTGGTCAGTCTATCTTCTTCTCAGACTTACTATGCTATTGCAGGTCAAGCAAATGGTCTTGAATCTGACCAGTTACGTATCTCTCTAACACAATTAGATGCTGAATCTGGTTCTTATATCACATTCTTGACACAAGGTGAAGGTAGACAGGTACTTCTAACTGAAGTATTTGGTGGTCAAGCAACTGCTATCGTTGAAACTTCCAGATTCCTTGCAGGTGAACTTGTTTATCAAGGTTCATCTCTTGAACTTGCATCTGCTACTGGTTATGTTTCTACTAACGAAGGTTGGCAAATCGGACCTAGAATCCTTAAACTTGAGAACTATGATGGTGTATGGACTTCTGGTGAACGTGTAACTGGTGAAGTTTCTCGTGCATCTGGTTTGATTGATAATCTTTCTATTGCAAGAGGTACACTTGAAATTGCATCTCTAACCAATACACCAGGTCAATTTATTGATGACGTTGGTAAACCTTCTGAAATTGTTCAGAAAATTCAAGATAGTTACTTCTATCAGAACTTCTCTTACGTTATTAAGTCTCAGACACCTATCAACCAGTGGAGAAAACCAGTTCTTGAAACAAACCACCCTGTTGGATTCAACCTATTTGGTGAACTAGCAATTACTGGTGGTAAGGATATTTCTGGAAGAAAGGTTGTATCTGACCTTGTTAAAGAAGTTAATATCAATAGTTTCACTAATATTAACGAAATTACATCATTTGCTAACGCACAACCCATTTATACTCAGTTTAATAATACTGAGGTGTTATTCAGACAGAAAAGACTTACTAACTCAGAGGAAATCTTAACCTCTATTGTTAAGAAGTTGGATGACATTTCTGATGATTTTGATGGACTTAGAACTCAATTCCCTCTTAATGTAGAAGGAGATAGCATTACAGCAGCAGATAATCAGATGTTTATCTTGATGAATGGTGTTGCACAGGCTCCTAGCGTAGCATTCTCAACATCAGGACCTTCTGTTGTCTTTACTGAAGCACCTAAAGCACCTTCTAGGATTAAGTTTAGAAAGGTTACTCTAGCACAGAAAATAATTACAAGACTAACATTTAGTAGTATCGGTGGTATATTCCCATTACTAGGCAATACTGTTCGTGGTCTAGTTTCTGAAGCAACTGCAACTGTAATTGACTCTGGTACTGATTACATTGACGTTATTGATATGCAAGGAACGTTCCAAATCAATGAAAACGTTCTTAATAGTGCTACAGGATTTAACTCTGTTCTTAGTGATGTTTCTCCTCAAACTTCTAAGACTATCTACGAACAAGGTGAGAGAATTACTAACTTACAAGGTAAATTCGCTATTATTGAAGAAAACAACCTAGATGAAGGTGTTGTTACTAATTTACTTGTTGTTTCTCGTACTTCTGGTACTGCTGCGTATGAAACTGGAGAATTTGAACTAGGATTTAACGATGTAATCTATTCTGCACGTTCTAGGATTGCAGCAACAGTTATTAGTATAGAACCTTATCAGGACGATATATCCAATCAAGTTATTGATACTGTTGATCTATCTCCTTCATCTTCCTTCTTTGGTCTTGTATTCCAGAGAGTTCCTTCAATTACCTTCCCGAACGTTATCCTTGATAACATTTCAGAGACAGTTATTAACCCAACTGAACTCTACAGCGATACAGTTAATAACCAAGACTTCCTAGACTTTGAAAATGTACGTAACCAAGAGGTTAGACTATACAACCAATCTGGTACTGCATTCGTTGCTGGTGATAAATTACGTCTGAAGAAACTATACTTCGGTAACTCTTCTATGAGAAGGGTTCCTGATGTACGTACCTTTAACGCTGCTGAAGCATTAACACGTAATGCAAGATTTATTGCTGAAGAATCCGTGGGAGCAATGTTGGCTTTCTACCCCTCCTTTAGCATTCAAACTGGAAGAAACGCAGATTGTGAAGATGATATCGTAGATGCTCTTAATATGATGGCGTGGCAGTTGGAGTTTGATGGTAACTCTGAAGTATTTGATATTGCTAATACTTACGTTCAAGGTGGTGGTGTATATCACGTAGATGGTGAAGTACCTCAAACTGTATACGCAATGGAATATGCACGAGATCTAGCGATCAAGTGTATTAATATGGTCACTATCAATACAACATACACTACATTACAACAATGGAAAGATTTAACTGTTACTGGTGAGTTCCAAGTTATTGATAATGCTCACGGTGATGCTAGAACTCTAATTCTTGCTAACAAATGGTATATCGCTCACGAAGCATTGTACTATGCTAAACAACAGAATCCTGGTTATACAGTATCTGGTGGAGATGAGCATTGTCTATCTGATATTGTTGATGTTCTTGAAGCATTAGGATATAACCTTGCTCACGGTGGTAATGACTTTGTATATGAAGCGACTGATCGTATTCTTCACTATGGTGTTACTTCTGGAGACAGAGATACTATTGTAAATGCAATGACTAAAGCAAGAGATATGGCAATCTCTGCTATGAGAAACGTTGTTGTTGCAAAACAAGATTCTTCACACGGTTGGACACAAATTACTGATGCAACTCTAACTGCATCAACTGAATCTCCACTTTGTGCAACAGTTGAAGCATCAATAACCACGTTGATGGGATTACTGATTAATGCCCTTGGTACTACTGCATCACCTGGCACAAGAGAAGCATTCTTAGCTGGTCAAACTAGAACTATACCAAGCACTCCATTACTATCAGTTCCTGATCCAAATGCTTGTGTAAACCAGACATCTGCTATTACTAACTTCTTCAGAATTATTACTGATACATTACAGGATCCTACAGGTGCTGATAAAGTAACTTATCCTTGGTCAACATCTAATCTACAAAGAGTTGCACCTCCATATTCATTTACTGATTCTGAAACTCTTAAATCTATTAAACACGCTTATAAAGATAAGTCTTCTGGTGGATTCTTCGTCTTTGGTGAAACTGTTAGAGGTATAACATCTGGAAATACTGCTGAGATAATCGGTTCTAATGCAGGTAATAAGTGGATCTATACTAAGAACCCAACTGGTGCATTTACTGCTGGTGAGTTTATTAGTAATACAAAATTAGTTAATACTAATGTAGTTGTAGATAACTTAGATTATGCTGTAGGAACTGGATCTCTTGAATTTAATGGTAGTGCATATCTAACATATCCATCTACAGATAAGGTTGCTTTTGGTGATGGATCTATTGCTGATGGTAACTTTACTATTGAAGTATGGGTTAAACCAACTGCTGTTAATACTAACCAAGTTATTCTTGATTTTAGAACTGCTGCTGGTTCTACATCTGAAGGATATTTGATTATTGTTAACGATACTGTTCGTTGGAACACAGGTAACGTTGACAGAATAACATCATCTGGTGGTTTACAAGCAAATACTTGGACACATATCGCTGTGACACGTAACTCTGGTTTGACTAGACTATTTGTCGGTGGTCAGAAAGAAGGTGTTGATTATACAGATACTACAAACTATGGCAATATGCCAGTTAAGATTGGTGCTAACGTTGCTAACTCTTTGACATTTACTGGTCATATGGAAAACTTGATGATCAAGTTAGGTATTTCCGAGTACAGTTCTGACTTTACACCAAGTGCAACATATGATTCTACAGACCTACGTCTAACATTTGGATTTGATGGTGAAGCACCTATTCCTATTATTAAGGGTGAAATTTATGCTACATTCCAACAGACTATAACTTCTACTGCTACTGCTGATGGTGTAGAACTATGGCGAGATGAGATTATGACTGAAGAGATTGATCTTGCTCGTGATGACTATAGAGATTGTGCAGATATAATTGACAAGAACAAATACTGGATTGCTGAAGAAGCGATCGGTAGAATGAAGGCAAAGTATCCTGACTTTGTGATACCTGGTGATACTGGTATATCAGATCAAGGTACACAGACTTGTTTAAGAGATACTTACGAATACATTATACCTGCTATTGTTGCTGACCTTAGATACGGTGGTAACTTTAACACTATTGTTGCAGGTAGAGGATATCTTGCTAACCAACAGGGTCAATTAGCACACGTTAACGGAGAATTACTTCAGTCCATTTATGCTTGGAGAGAAGTTGGTAAACTCTGTAATACTGTTATTACTGCTAATGCTGATGACCTAACTGGTACATATACAACTCGTGTCAGAGTTCCTAATTATTTCGCATCACCAGCTTCTAGTGCGATCACAACTTATATCACTGATATAATGGATGATCTTCTCGATGTTCTAGGTCCTACAGGTCACAGATACAGAGACGGTGCTGATTTACTTTACTTCAACCGTAAGTGTATCGCTGAAGAAACAGTGATGTGGTTGGAAGAAAAATACAACATCCTTATTGGGTTTAATACCGCAGATAAACTTACTATACCTGGTGGATCTGTAGGTACCGCTAAATGTATTCGTGACTTGAGAGACCACATTATACCTGCGATCTCAGGAGATTTACTTACTGGTGGTAATGCTAATATTCAAGGAATCATTGATTCTTACTTAGACGCACAAAATAATATTTCTTATGTTGAAGCAGAACTTCTACCAATGCTTGATGCTATTGGTTATGCTAAGTGGTTGATGGAGAAAGCACTACAAAACTTACTTGTAGGTAGAGCTGAAAACATCGCTAATCTTACAGGTACAACACCTGACACTTTAGATGACTTCTTCCAGTTACAGTATACAGATATTCCTGTATTCCGTAAGGAAGTTGCTACTGATGATAACTTTGCAGAGCAACCTCTTGATCCTCAGATATATGCAGGTACACAGCGTGCTTTAGATGCTGCTGATATGATTGATAGAAATAAGAGAGCAATCGCTGAAGAAGCAGTTGATCTTACAATCAAGACGGAAGCATTCAAACATTATGGATTCAGAGTTCCTGGTGGAAAGGTTAACTGTGAGGATGATATTGTTGATATTTTAGAAGCGGTTGTTCACGATCTTAGATTTGCTTCAAACTCTTCAGTATATGATGCAGGTCTTCTATACCTTAATGCTGAGAATGGATTGAAGCACGTTACAGATCAACCTGCTGAAACACTCTTCGCTATGAAGATGGCAAGAGATATGACAGTCCTCGCGATCCAGAACCGTCTTGGGTTTAAACCCTACCCAACATATCCTGAAGAAACTGCTGGTGGTGGAGATGGAAACTTCGCTGGTGGTGGTGTTGTAGAACCACGTGACACTTACTACGAAAACGCTTCTGGTAACAAGGCATATAACGCTGCTGATGAAATTAGAAATAATATTAGATTTATTGCTACTACTGCTGTTGGTCGTGCTGTTTCTCAGTACCCTTCACTAGCATTTGGTGGATATGGTTATCAGTCTTGTGTTGATGATGTAGTTGATGTTCTTGAAGCATTAGTATTCAACTTGTCACACGGTGGTAATAACAAGATGTGGTATGCCACTGAATTCTATATTACTGATAATAATGCTATTCAACATATCAGTCAGCAAGCAACTGAAGTTAAGTATGTGTTTGAACAAGCAAGAGATATTGCAATTCAAGTAATGAGACAACAGTTGATCACTACTAACGGTTATACCGAAGGTGATGCGATCTACGATCTTGACATCACTATCGATCAACAGAGTGGAACTGCTAAACATACACCTTCTAATGCTGTATACAATCCTAATACTGGAGATTTAGTTCTTACTATCACTGGTTCTCATTCAATGACTACCAATGATACTCTTAGAATAGACACTGATTCTTTAACATTCACTTGTGATCAAGATGATCATCAAACTCTACACACATATCCAAGAGCAACTGACCCTGCTGCGTTAGCAATTCTTCCTATTACTGCTGTAAGTGGACAGGATATTACAGTTAATGTTGGTATAACTCAGAGAATTAACTTTGATGCTAAGGATTCTACTTACGATCCTGAGACAGGTTTATTAACTCTTGATATTGGATCTCATAGTCTAAGGGTTGGACAATCACTTAAAATTCTTCAAGATGAATTACAGTATCGTTGTTCACAGGATAATTACAGAACTATTCATAAGTATCCTCGTATTACCGATCCAGTAATTGATAAAGCGATTGATATTGAAGCTGTTGGAACTACATTCCATACTGCTACATTTGCTTCTTGGAGACCTGATAGTGCTTTCTTAACTATTACGATTCCTAACCACGGATTCAAGAATGGTGACAGAGTTAGAATTGTTAATAATTCTATGACATTCACTTGCTCAATGGATCAACATTACAGCAAGAAAACTTATCCAAGACTCTCTGATGCTGCAAGTGGATTATTCCTACCAATTTCTAACGTAACTAGAAACACATTAGATGTGAACATTGGTAAGAGTCCTATCAAATACTTCACACCTTCTCAGGCAAACTACAACCCAACTACAGGTTCACTAGAACTTATCCTTGGTAATCACGGTTTAACTGCTGGAACACATATTAAGATTGCAGATAATTCTCTTACATTCACTTGTAAGGAAGATGATGATGCTACCTTCCACACATATCCAAGAACACAGACTGTAAGTGTTACTCCTACAAATGCATCTTACAATCCTGTTAATGGTCACCTAACAGTTACTGTTGCTAATCACAACTTTAAGGTTGGTGAGTTTGTTAAGGTTGCTGAAAATGGAATCGTGATGACTTGTGATATGGACGGAAATGCTTCTGAGCATCCATATCCACGTAAGAAGGATCCAGCATATGATTCTTGGATGGAAATTAAAGCAATATCTACAAATACATTTACATTCAAGGTTGGAGAATCTCCTCAAGTAAGTTTCACACCGACAGATGCGGTTTACACCCCTACTACTGGTGATATGAAACTCACTATTGGTACTCATAATCTACAAGCTGGTACAGCATTGAAGATTGATGAAGGTGGTATCGTATTCACTTGTTCTCAAGATAATCACGCTACAGAGCATCCATATCCACGTAATACTATTCTTACTGCTCCTAATATTTCTAACGCTGCATATGATCCAGCTGCTGGTGTATTGACAGTAACAACTGCTGCTGCTCACGGATTCTCAGATGGAGATAAAGTTAGATTCGATGATAATGCTATTACATTCACTTGTACAATGGATAGTAATGGATCTAATCATCCATATCCAAGATCAACTGACCCTGCATCTGGCAAGTGGTTAGAGGTTGATGTAATTAGCACAACTCAATTTACTTGTAACGTAGGTAAGACACCTAGTGTTGTATTCGATCCTTCAATGGTCGTTTATGATCCTTCTACAGGTATTATGGTTATGACTCTTGGAGAGAATCATAATTTAACAGTTGGTACATCTGTAAGAATCGCTAATAATTCAATTACATTTAAGTGTGCTCAAGATAACTATGCTACTGATCACTCTTATCCTCGTTCTACTGACCCATTCTATGATACTGCTTGCCCAATTACTGCTGTTACTGACACCACAATTTCAGTACAAGTTCTAAGCACAGTTCCATCTACAAACGTAACTGCTCATACTTGGCAACCACCTGTTAAGATGACACCAACTAATGCAACTTATAACCCAACTACAGGTGTTATGGTTGTGACTATTAATGATCACGGTTTAATGAACGGTGAGCACATCAGAATCGATGAGAATGCTTTCACCTTCACTTGTGGTCAAGATGGTGATTCTACAAACCACGCATATCCAAGAGCAACTGATCCTGCATATCATCAGTTCTTACCAGTTTCTAACGTAACACAGAACACATTTGAAGTTACTGTTCTTGCTGAAACTCCTTCTACTAATACTACAACACATAACTTTGTAAGTGCTGTATCAAATAGTATTACTAGAGGTGTCGTAAGAAGTGGTGGTATTTACACTCACTCATTTGTAAGTGCTGTTGCTGGTTCTATGTCTTATAAGAAAGACCAAGCATTTGATTCTTCAGTCAGAATTAAGCACGAAGGTACTCCTCTAACTCCAACAGGTGCTGTTTATAGTGGAACTACTGGTGTTTGTACGATCACTAGCAACAATCACGAATTGATTAATGGTGATTATGTCAAACTCAGAGATGGTGCATTGACATTCACTTGCTTAGAAGATTCTAATGCTACTAATCATCCTTATCCAAGAGCAACTGATCTAGCACATAATAAGTGGTTGAAAGTATCTAACGTCACTACAAATACTTTTGATATTCAAGTTCTATTTGCAATTCCATCTACAAACACAACTGCTCATACATTTGTAAGTGCTTTGACTGATGGAATAGTTAAGAAAGACGATACTATTACTGTTAATGTTGGTTCAACTACTGCTGGTAATTATGATCACAAGTTTGTAAGAGCAGAACCTGCTGCAATCAAGACTGGTGGTAATTACAATCATACATTTAAGTCAGCGTTACCATATTCAATTACTAAATCTAAAGATCCTTCATACAGTAACGTACTAGAAATCTCTAGTGCAACTTCAACTTCAATTACAGTTGATGTTCTACCTGTAGTACCTTCTACTAATGAAACTCAGCATACATTTATATCTGCTGCTAATAATGCTATTACAACTGGTGGTCAATACGTTCACAAGTTTGTTGAAGCAATTCCTGATGGTATTGAACTAGAATCTGGATCTATTACTGTTAATGTTGGTACAACACCTGCTGTATTCTACAGTGTTGGTGATGCCATTTATGATGGTGCAACTGGTGATATGCAACTTAAAGTTGGTGCACACGAACTTCTTGAAGGTACAAGTATTAAGATTCACGATGAAGCATTGACATTTACTTGTGATATGGATGATCACGCTTCTGAGCACGTTTATCCACGTTTAACTGATCCTGCAAGAAACACTGCACTGGTAATGAAGGAAGCAGGTTCTACTTCTCATACTATTACTAATGCAGTATATGACACCGCAACAGGTAATTTAACTTCTACTATTACAGGTCACGGAATGAAAGCACCTCGTGTTCTTTCACCAACCTTTGCTAAGTTTGATCCAACAACAGGTGATATGGAACTTTACGTTGCCAATCACGGTATTGCTGATGGAGAAAGTATCAAACTTGCTGATGGTGCTGTTACATTCAGATGTGCTAAAGACCAATTTAGTTCAACTCACCCATATCCAAGATCATCAGATCCTGCATCTGATCAATATCTAATTGTTAAGCACGCTTCTCAAAATAGATTCACAGTTAACGTTGGTACTGGAGAAACTGGTGGTGCTATTTCTGATCAGAGTGAGCATAGATTCCAAGCATCAGTTCCTAATAGTATTACTGTTGCAGGTGATATGGTTAAGTTTGATCTTAATTCAATTACATTTACCTGTGCTAAAGATAGTAATGCAACTAATCATTCTTATCCAAGAGAAGATGATCCTATTGCAGGTCATTGGATTCCAGTTACAGGAGTAACTACTGACACATTTACTGTTAACGTTGGTCTACCTACACCAGCTGGAAATCACACTCACGCTTTTGTAAGTGCAACTTCAGGTGGATTGAAGAAACAAACTGGTTATATCACTGTTAATGTTGGTGCAACACCTTCTGTTGGATACGATGTTTCTACTGCAAACTTCAATCCAATCACAGGTATTATGACACTTGATGTTGGTAATCACTACTTCAGTAGATTTGACAACATTAGAGTACAACCTGAGTCACTTGTATTCACTTGTGGTTTAGATAGTAACCAAACTAATCACCCATATCCTCGTTCCACTCTCATCGAATCTACTCCTAGTGATGTAGATTACAATCCTTCTACTGGATACTTAACTCTTACACAGAACAATCACGGATTCTCTAATGGTGATTTTGTAAGATTTAAGGAAAACGCATTCACATTTACTTGTGATATGAACGGTAACGCTGATAATCATTCATATCCTCGTACAACTGATCCTGTTTACGACAAGTGGGTTCAAGTTGAAAGTGTTCAAGCAAATGAATTTAAGGTATTCGTAGGTAAGACACCTACTACTGGATTTGAACCATACGCTGTAGATTACAATCCTAATACTGGATTGATGAAGTTGACTATTGGTGAGCATAAGTTCACTACAAGTCAAAGCATTCGCATCGCTGCGATGTCATTGAACTTCCGTTGTGATCAAGATGGTCAAGCTACAGATCACTTCTATCCAAGATCTACTGATCCTCTATATCAAACTTCAGTACCTATTACTGCTGTTGATGATACAAGTATCACTGTACAAACTCTTGCATCTGTACCTTCAACTAATATTACTAATCACGTCTGGCAACCTCAAGTAGGTATTACTCCTACAGGTATCGATTATGATCCTGTGACTGGAATGATGACAGTTACATCTAATAATCACGGATATAACGAAGGTGATATGGTTAAGTTTGCTGAAGAAGGTATTGTATTTACTTGTGATAAAGATAGTCACGCTACTGATCACCCATATCCACGTAAGACTGATCCAGCTTGGGATACTTGGTTACCTATTGAAACTGTAACTCAAAATACTTTCAGAGTTAAAGTTCTTGAGAATACACCTTCTACAAATATTTCTACTCACTTATTCAAGTCTGCAACTGCTAATTGTATAACAAGAGCAACTGTTAGAGGTGGTGGTATTTACAACCACACTACTGTATCCATTCTTGCTAATGGTATGCAGCATAAGAGAGATCCATTCTATCAAAATGGAATCAATATTGATCAGGTTGAAGAGACACATCATACAGTAACTGATGCTCAGTATAATCCTAATAGCGGTGTGATGACACTTAGAATACCTAATCATAACTTCACTGCTTCTACATCTCATACTGTAACTGATGCTCTCTATACACCTGCTGACAGTATGTTGAGATTGACTGTTGCAGGTCACGGATTTAAGGAAGGTGACAGAATTAGAATTGCTGATAATTCTATCGTATTCACCTGTGATCAAGATTCTAATGCTACTAATCATTCTTATCCAAGATCTACTGACCCTGCTAGTGGTGCTTGGTTAGTTGCAACTAAGGTAAGTACAAATCATTTCCACGTTAATGTTGGTAATTTCTTTGGTAGAGGTCCGATCTCTAATCAGACAACTCACTCATTTGTATCTGCAACTGCTAATGGTGTAGAGAAAGCAAATGACAGAATTAAGATGGATGCAAACTCTGTCACATTCAGTTGTGCTAAAGATGATAATGAAACACTTCATCCATATCCTAGAGAGAATGATCCTGCATTCAACGAATATCTACCAATTTCTAATGTAACTAATGATGAGTTTGATGTATTTGTTGGTCGTGCAAACTTAGATAAAACTGTTCATCAGTTTGTTTCTGCTACAACTAACGGAGTACATCATCCTACTGGACAGATTACAATCAACGTTGGTATTTCTTCTAACACTACAACTCACAACTACGTCAATACAACTACAAGTTACACTGTAACTAATGCAACCTACAGTCCAACTACAGGTGTAATGACACTCACCATTCCTAATCATAAGATGTATGTCGGTGAGTACATCTATCTTGCTGATGGTGCTGTTACTTTCAACCAAGGTTCTCTACCAGTTTCAACTGATGAATCAAGTGGAAGAATGATTCGTGTAGAGAGTGTTCTACCTGGTGATCGTATTCT